TTATGCAAACAAAAACACACTACTTGTTCTCATCTCACAACAACGAAATCAGTTTGGATCTATGCATGCTAGTCACATCCCCACAGGTGGCATGGCAGTCAAGTTCTTTTCTTCCACTGTCATTAAATTATGGTCGTCTGAAGCTGAGGCGAATGCTATTAAAGCTGGGGTTAAAGTTGGCGACAAGATCATTGAACAAAGGGTTGGAAGACCAGTTAACTGGATTATTGATTACAACAAACTCGGCCCCCCAAATCTATCGGGACAATATGACTTTTACTACCAAGGGGAAACTCTTGGTGTAGATAGTGTTGGAGAAACTTTAGATGTTGCAGAAATGTGCGGCATTGTTGAGAAAGGTGGAGCATGGTATACAGTAAATGGAGAGCGTTTTCAAGGACGTGCAAAGGCTGTAGCATATTTGCGGGAAAATCCAGATGTTGTAGACAGCTTAATCGGAGAAATAAATGCCAAACATTAATGAGTTTCTTAATAAGCCAGAGAAAGTATTTGCTCCAGAACTTGAAAAAATAGGTGGGGTAAAACCTTGTAACAAATGCGATAAGAACGCAGAAGAATATTTCTGGGATGCAGTTAGCATGACTATATCTTGGGAGTGTCCAGACGGACATAAGAATGCTTATGTGGTCGGATAATGTCAGAAAGATCAGAAATAAAACGTGATGGTGCAAAGGCTCAAAAAAATAGTGGGCGTGGAGACTATCAAAAGGGTGATGCAAAATGGAATCAGTTTCTTGTAGATTACAAGGAAGCCAAAGCATCATTTAATTTAAATAAAGATGTATGGGCTAAAATCTGTACAGATACTTTTAAGGTTAGCAGGGATATGCACCCTGCACTTAAAATAATTATCGGTGAGGATTCCAAGGTTCGTCTTGGGATCATTGAGTGGTCAGTCTTAGAAGACTTGATCGCATTCTGGGAGGAAAATAATAATGGCTAATCCAACAATTACAATCGTTGGCAGAGTAGGGCAAGATCCAGTTAAGCTAAATGGCGGCGGAGTTAGACTTCGAATTGTATCTAATGACCGTGTAAAGAATGATTCTACTGGTAACTGGGATGATAAAGATACATCTTGGTGGACAGTAAAGGCATGGAAGAATTTGGCGGAACAAAGCATTAATACCCTTAAGAAGGGTCAAGAAGTTGTTATCGTAGGTAAGATTTATGAAGAGACATGGCAGGATAAAGAAGGAAATAACAGAACATCTTATGATGTAAATGCAGATACTATTGCAGTAACAACATGGTCATTATCTAAAGATAAGCCAAAGACATTTAGCCCAATTAAAGATTGGCATATGGACGATGTAGAAGTTCCATTCTAATGGTCACATTCCTATTTGGATTGATGTTAGGATTTGCAATCGGGTACCCGTTTGGATTGTTTATAGATAAGGTAGATAAATGGCAGAAGAAAAGAACACATTAGAACTAATTAGTAATATTACTGAGTTCAACGACCTTCATGACTTTATGAAGGATGAGCATCTAGATAAAGCGTTGGCTATTGTGGTAAAATTATTAATGAACCCAGATGTTCCTTCTGCAAAGGCTCCACATTTAATTATGGAGCTTCAAGCAATGTCAACAAAGTTTGCAGTGCTTGCATCAGTATATTCTACAATTGCTAAGGATAAGGCGGGAACAGCGAATAATAATAAGAAGAATATATATTATTCAGTAAAAGAGTCCATAGACAAACTGGTAGATGCGCTTAAATATGTAGTGAGGTATAACTCCTAAATGGGTAGAGATATAGTAAAGAACCTTAAGTTCAAGAAGCATACTGGAAAGTTTTTTGATCCAGAATTATTTGCAAACTTGCTTGATGAGTCATATAGAAATACAAAACGTGCAGACGGAGAAATGACTAAAAAATCATTTAGTCCAAGCTCACTGGGTTACGGGCATGGCACATGCCCTAGGTACTGGTATATGGCATTCTCTGGAGCAATGTTTATAGATGATAATGATGCAGTTGCAGTTGCTAATATGGCTCAAGGAACACAGGCTCACGAGAGACTTCAAAAGTTAATCTCAACCATGCCACAGTTTAGAGCAGAGGAAGAAGAAATCATTAATGAATATCCGCCTATTCGTGGTTTTATAGATTTAATTATGGAGTATGACGGTGAGACTGTAATTGGTGAAATCAAAACTGCTAAACAAGAAGTCTGGGATTCTAGGCAGGCAGAAATGAAACCTACGGCAAATCATATGCTGCAACTTCTTACATATATGAAGCTAAAGAATGCTAAAGAAGGATTCTTTCTATATGAAAACAAGAACACACAAGAGATCCTTGTTATTCCAATTTCAATGAATGAAAAGAATAAAAAGATTATTGAGGATACATTCACATGGATGTGTGAAGTCTGGGATAATTTTAAGGATGGGGATCTTCCAATGAAGCCAGCGGGTGCATCAAAGACAAAGATGCCTTGTACATATTGCCCAATTAAGAAGCAGTGTTATTCAAAAGATACTCCTGTAGGTACAGTTCAAATTGAAAAGTTTGAGGTTCCTTCTATATGATTTGCGCTAATTCGGAATGTAAAAAAGACTTTACTCCAAAGACACATAATCAAAAGTATTGTACTGATGAATGTTGCCGAATTGCTACAAATCGTAGAATCATGGAGAAGTATTATGAGCGTAAGGCTATCAGAAATGGTGCCTTGCGACCATGTACAAAGTGTGGATGTCAATTAAGCAGATATAATAAATCTGATCTTTGTGCTACATGTGAGAAGAATATCAACATTGAAAACAAAAGCAAACTTTTTAGGATGATCGATGACATTAGCTAGTTTAAAAAAGACACAGGCAAATAGAGTTCTTGGGATAGATGCTTCCACTAACTCTATTGCTTTCTGCTTAATGGAAAATGATGTTCCGCTTAAATGGGGAAAAATAAACTTGGTGGGTAATGATATATATGAAAAGATATATGATGCCAAGGTAAAGATGGGATCAATGCTTGATCAACTAAAATCTGATTATATTGTTGTTGAAGGTGCGGTATTTGTTAAATCAGCAGATGCTGTAATTAAATTATCATATGTATACGGCGTTGTTATTGCAGAGCTAATGTCTACTGGAGCTAAGGTTATAACCATATCTCCTTCTTCTTGGCAGGCTTATATCGGCAATAAGAACCCTACAAAGGAAGAAAAGGCAGCAATCAGAACAAAGAATCCAGGGTACGCAGACTCATGGTATCAAAACCAATTACGGAATATGCGTAAGCAAAGAACAGTAGACTACTTTAATAATAAGTATAACTTATCTTTAAATGATTTTGATGTGGCAGATTCATTCGGAATTGCACATTATTCAAATAGTATATTGACGGAACGATGAAATATTATCAAAGCAAAGAATGGCTATATCGTAGATATGTCTTGCAAAAAAAGACAGTTACAGAGATAGCAAAAGAATGCGATGTATCTGCTATGACCATACAAAGATACTTAGATCAGTTTGGATTAATTAAAAAACGATGAATATATTAGAACTTGGTTCAGGATCAGTACCTTTACAAGGCGCTGTCCATCATGATAGAATTAAGCATTCAGATTGGATTGACGTCGCTTGGGATTTAGAGGTACTTCCTTGGCCGTGTAAAGATAAAGAGTGGGATGAGATATATGCAATTGATGTATTTGAACATTTAAATATGGAGATTGTTGATTGGCTTCTAGAATGTCACAGAATTCTTAAGATTGGTGGAAAGCTTACTTTGAGGTTGCCAGCATGGGATAACGAATTGTCTTATAGAGATCCAACACATAAAAAAGTATTTCATCATGAGACGTTTGATTATTTTGATTCAGAAAAAGATTTGTATAAATTATTTGGGAGGTACTACTGGGATAATGTTCCTTTATTCCAAGTAACATTTGTAGGTAGGGAAAATAATGACCTGCGATTTGAATTGATTAGGAGATAGTATGTTAAAACCAGTATTTGAAGATGTAAATGAATTTAGATGTACAGACCTGTATTTGCATTCTGTTGGAGCGCCAGCAGGTCATAGCATTTGGACAGCTTGTCACGAGATTGCACATATGTTAATTGAAAAGAATATATCATATGGCAACTCAGCTTTGGAACCTGCAAGAATATTTTCAACGGCGGACTCGGTAGAACAACTTAAAGTTAGAATTGATGATAAATTAAATAGAGTTAAGAATAATCAAGGCTACGCTGGAGATAATGATATTGATGATTTAATTGGATATTTAGTTCTTTATAAGATTGCAAAGGCTAAATCTAATTGACATTTTAGTCGACTGAAAGTATAATATACTAATGAGCGAAATAGAATTATCAGAACATTTTGACCGCATGAATAGAGTGGTCGAAGAGTTACTAAAGGGTAGTACCCCAACTCAGATCGCCACCATAACTGGAATCCAGCGTAAAGAAGTTTTAACTCTTATTGACGACTGGAAGAATGTTGTACACAATGATAGCAATATTAGAGACCGTGCCAAGGAAGCAATTTCTGGGGCGGATCAACATTATGCCATGCTTATTAAAGAGGCGTGGAAGACAGTAGAAGATGCAGATACTTCAGGGCAACTTGGTATTAAGTCAGGTGCATTAAAGCTTATTGCAGATATTGAAGCAAAAAGAATTGGAATGCTTCAGTCAATTGGCGTACTTGAAAATAATGAGATTGCATCTCAGATTGCTGAAACAGAAAGAAAGCAAGAAATCTTAGTTAAGATTTTAAAGGAAGTTACTTCAACATGTCCTAAATGTAAGATGGATGTAGCAAAAAGATTATCCCAAATCACTGGAGTAATCGAATCAGTCGCAGTAGAGGAAGCAGATGTCATTTGATTTTAATGATCTCATCGACATGCTTGATGGAGAGGAGTTCGATGAAAAACCAGTCGATCTTAGAACGTTTGTTAGAAGTCCAGAATACCTTGGGCTTCCAGAGCTTTCCGACTATCAATACACGCTTATTGAAAAAAGCTCGCAAATCTACAAAGAATCAACGCTTATCAAACTCTTTGGAGAAGAAGAAGGAAGAGTAAGATTTAAACAGACTGCTAATGAAGTAGTTGCACAACTAGGCAAAGGTTCTGGAAAAGATTATTGCTCAACAATTGCTGTTGCCTATATTGTTTATTTATTGTTATGTTTAAAAGATCCAGCAACATATTATGGCAAACCACCAGGAGATAGCATTGATATTATCAATATTGCTATTAACTCGCAACAGGCAAGCAACGTATTCTTTAAAGGATTTAAAACACGCATAGATAAGTCGCCTTGGTTTGCTGGTAAATATAATGATAAGGCTTCAGAGGTTAAATTTGATAAAGCAATCACAGTACACTCAGGCCACTCAGAACGTGAAGCATGGGAAGGTTATAACGTTATTGTAGTTATCCTTGACGAAATTTCAGGTTTTGCAATTGAAAATACAACAGGTCATGAGCAAGCTAAAACAGGTGCAGCTATTTACGATATGTATCGTGCATCAGTTGATTCTCGTTTTCCAGATTTTGGAAAGGTAATCTTACTTTCATTTCCTAGATATAAAAATGATTATATACAGCAAAGATACAACGCTGTAGTAGCAGAAAAAGAAACATTAATTCGTGATCATAAATTTAAAATGGATGAAGATTTGCCAGATGGAACAGAAGGCAATGAGTTTACAATAGAATGGGAAGAAGATCATATTGTTTCTTATAAGATTCCAAAAGTGTATGCAATTAAAAGACCTACTTGGGAGATTAATCCTGTAAGAAAAATTGATGATTTTAAAGTGGCATTTTTTACAAATCCTTTAGATGCTCTTTCTAGATTTGCATGTATGCCGCCAGATGCTGTAGATGCTTTTTTTAAATCAAGAGAAAAGATTGAGAAGGCTTTTAACAAAGCCCATCTAGCCGTAGATAATTTTGGAAGACTAGAAGAATGGTTTATCCCAGATCCAGATAAAGAATATTTTATTCACGTAGACTTAGCTCAAAAACATGACCATTGTGCTGTTGCAATGGGCCACGTTAATAAATGGGTAAACATTAAAGTAACAGATACATATTCTCAGCCAGCACCTATGGTAGAGATAGATGCAGTTAGATTTTGGACACCTACTGCAGATAAATCTGTTGACTTTACAGAAGTAAAAGATTATATTTTATCTCTCAGAACTCGTGGATTTAAAATACGAGTGTGTACCTTTGACAGATGGAACTCTCACGATATGATGCAACAACTAAAACAATATGGCATCAATACAGAGATTCTATCTGTCGCTAAAAAACATTATGACGACATGGCTATGGTTGTGGCGGAAGAAAGATTAACTGGACCACATATTCAATTACTCATAGATGAATTACTTCAATTAAAAATTATGAGAGATAGGGTTGATCACCCAAGAAAGGGTTCAAAAGACTTGGCGGATGCGGTTTGTGGAGCTATTTATAATGCTATTAGCAGAAGTAAATTTGATACAAACCAAGAAATAAATATACATACATATGAATCAATGAGCTATGATAATGATTTTCATACAGAAAATGATGGGGAAACAAATTCATATAATATGATAAGGGCACCTAGAATGCCAGAAGAACTTAGAGATGCGATGGATAGGATGATGATAATATGAGTACTTATCAAGAAAAGGCTAAAGAATGTAAATGCTGTGGAAAACATGTTCCGCTACCAACTGTATTAAAAGATTATAATGGAATAGTTTTATGTCCAACAACATTTGCAAATGTGATAGAATATAAAAGAATATGGAAACTTGCTGGCGTAAGACCAATGGGTAGCGTTAGAAAACATTTTTCCGAATATGTTCAACAAATTGTAGAAGAAACCATTGACAAAAATGAAGATGGCACGATACAATAAACCACTAAGCAACAGTAGCTTAGTTGGTTAAAGCCCCGAACTCATAATTCGGTAATCGTAGGTTCAAGTCCTACCTGTTGCACAAGGAGAGCATATGGATGATGATGAAAAGCTATCAATGTATCTAGAAATGGGTGCTGTTGAATTAACAGGAATGGATGAAAGTGGAGAATTTATATTCCAAATTACAGAAAAAGCAAAAGAAGTTGCACCAGAGTTATGGCAAGCTCATCAGGATCACGTAGATAGATCATTAATTCAGCTATACGAGGCTGGACTAATAAGAGTTAGCTATAACGATAATCTTGAAGCAACTATTGAAATGTCAGAAGAAGGACATGCTCTGGCAAAAGAAATGGGCCTTGTTGAAATAGACATGCACGAGGATGATATTCCAAACGATTAAGGAATGCCTTCGTAGCTCAGGGGATAGAGCGAGACTCTTCTAAGGTCTGCGTCGCAGGTTCGATTCCTGCCGAGGGCGCAATGCGGATGTTGCATATTGGTAGTGCCTCTGCCTTCCAAGCAGAAGGGGTGAGTTCGATTCTCATCATCCGCTCAAAATAAAGAAATGGTATACTTATAGCATGGACCTATTACTTAAGCTTAAGCAGTTACAGGCTAATACTTTTGTATTTTATACAAAATCACACGGCTACCATTGGAACGTAGAAGGAATCTTATTTAAACAACTTCACGCATTTTTTAAAGAAATTTATGAGGATGCCTTTGATTCTATTGATACCTATGCAGAGTGGTCAAGAAGACTTGGCGGACTAGCAACATTTCAGATTGATGAAATACTACAAGCATCTAATATTAAGTATGATTTCCCAACCACATCACCACTAGAGATGATTAGAAATCTACTAGAATCAAATAATAAAATTATTGCAGATCTAAAAGATGGTTTTGATATGGCTAATGCAGCCAATGAGCAAGGACTTGCAAACTTTATTGCAGAAAGAATTGACCAACATCAGTTCTGGTCATGGCAACTATCAGCATCTCTTAAGACATCGGTAAACTAATGCCTTGGAAGATAGAACGAGGAGCAGCGGGTTGCGCTGGATATGCCGTTGTAAAAGAAGATAGCGGTAAGTTAGTTGGATGTCATCCAACACAATCAGCAGCAAAAGCACATTTAGCCGCCCTGTATGCATCAGAAGCGGATTCAAAAAAAGTTAAAAAATCAATATTAAGAGGAGAATAAAATGGCAGCAAAAGGCACAGCAGAAAAATTAGTTGAAATAGCACTAGGTGAAGAAGGATACGTAGAAGGTCCTAAAGATAACGAAACTAAATATGGTGCATTTACAAAGGCAAACTTCCTACCATGGTGTGGCAGCTTTGTGATGTGGTGTGCAAATGAGGCTGGAGTTAAGGTTCCTAATACAGTTTCAACAATGGCAGGCGCAGCAGCATTTAAAAAAATGGGAACATGGACTGATGCAAAAGATGCTAAACCAGCTCCAGGAGATATTGTTTATTTTGATTTTGCAGAAGGCGGAGCCCCAATTGAGCACGTTGGAATTGTAGTTAAAGACAATGGAGATGGCACAGTAACTACTATCGAAGGAAACACGGCTGGAGACAAGAAGAAGTCTAATAGCCAAAGAAACGGCGGAGAAGCAGTAGTTAAGATTCGTGCATATAAGACTAATAAGAAGAAGATCCCAGCATTTATTGTTGGTTTTGGTCGTCCCAACTATAAGGGAAATGAAGTTACAGCAAAGGTTATTCCTGCTGCAAAGCCAGCGTTCCCAGGACAAATTAAGCCAGGCGATAAGAATGACTCAGTAAAAGTTGTTCAACATGCCCTTACACTTGTTGAAGACGGAGATTACGGTCCAGCAACAAAGGCTGCTGTGATTAAGTTTCAAGACAACCACGGCAACATTGATTCAAATGGAATCATTGGTCCAAAGACATGGGCAGCATTGGTAGAACTTCTTTAATGAAAAAAGTTTTATTAATTCTAGGATTATCCATATCATTGGCGGTACCAGCACAAGCTGCTGGTACTTCTTTTCCAACAGTACAAAAAGCAATTGAATCATTGAAGGTTGCAGATGAAGTACGTGCTGGTTATGTAAGAACAAAGTTTAAGCATTGGGTTGGAGTAGGAAATGGTTGCGATTCACGTAAGGCTGTAATTATTTCTGAAGCAATTGTAAAACCAACAGTTGAAAAAGGATGCGTAATTAAAGGCGGGGAATGGCTAAGTATTTATGATAATACTAAGGTCACAGAAGCAGGTAAGTTAGATGTAGATCATATGGTTCCACTTGCAGAAGCATGGGATTCAGGAGCATCTGCATGGGATGATTTAAAGCGTGAAAAATATGCAAATGATCAAACAGATCCACGCCATTTAATTGCCGTAACTGGCGCATCAAATAGATCTAAATCAGATCAAGATCCAGCAGAATGGCTTCCAACAAATAAAGCCTACACCTGCGAATATATTGCAAACTGGGTTTCAATTAAAGTAAGATGGGC